ATGGTGGATGAATCCGAGACATCCGCCGGGATCTGTTCATGCGAGCACGTCTCCCATGGGGAACTAGGCCCGGTAGCTGACGATGAAGAGCTCGCGAGAGTGATCATGAGCCCAGCGCATTTTAACAAAAACGGCGACCTTAAACCTGGTGCATTTCCTCTTAGTCACATCCGGCAGTCCGGTCTTTCGCTTTTCCGCACAAACAAAATGAGCAAAACTGACATTATCCGGATTGCTCACGAAATTGCACCGCCCGACCAAGCACCACACAGCCTTGCGATTGCCGTCGCTGGCGAGGTACGTTCGATCGAACTAATAGAAGGTGAGCAGGCGCTGTGCGTCCTTGACGATCCGGTGCTGGATAGCCCGCCCTATCCGGACAACCCGGCCCATGCGATTGCAATTTCATCGACAGATCGCACAAGAGAAGAGTGCACGCCCGAGGTGCTGGAGCTTCAGGAAGCGCTATTCAACAAATTCAAAAGTCAGCTGCGCCGGATACCTGACGAAGTTTGAAGGTGCGACGTGGAGTCCCACGTCCCGAACGGCGATTGCTTCCTGAAAACCCACCTTTTGCGGGGTAGAAGCAGCGATCCGTTCTACTTCAGTTCCAGCGAATTCATCTGAAACGGTCCGTAATCGGTCCGCGTGCGCGATCTGTCGCCGCTCGATTGACTCTTGCTCTCAAGAGAACATAATAAGAACATGCTTAAGAGTGAGATTGATCAAAGCTTCGAAAATTGGTGGAAGACTGTGAGGGGCGCAACCGAGCAGGACAAAGCCAGAATGCGCCTTGCTTTCGTCGCAGGATGCAAATTTGTCGATAGCGCCAAGCCCAAGCCCTACCGTTTTCAATCCGGCCGGTGGGTCGTGAGCGTTCAGGCGACATCGAAACGGGAGGCGAAGGTGATTGCCGCGGCGAAGCTTACGCAGCGCGCCACCAAGCTGAAGTCCTCTCCACCGCCCGGAGGCTGGCGACTGCGGGAGCTAGTGGCTGATCAATGAGCGACCAGACCAACAAGGCCGGCGATGGCATCCACGAGAACCACTGGTGCGAGCATCCCGGCTGTCGCAAGTGGGGCGGCTTCGGATATTCCAGATCAAAGGCCGAGAAATCATCCTGGCATTGTTGGGAGCATTACCCGCAGCGGGAAATGCTTAAGGTCGCTGCCCCTTCTCCATCCTCTGCACAATCACCTTGATCTCCCGCAGGTCGCCAGACTGTGCCGAGACGGCTTGCTGTATATCTTTGGTGGTCTGCACCAGACTGCCCACCGCTTGCTCGCTGCTCGTCATCCGATAATCAAGGTTCTCGGACTTGGCGGAAAGCCTGCGGACATCGGCCTCAATGCTCTTGAACCTCTCGTCAGCGCGCGCCTCGATGGTTTTTACTTCCACCAGCCGCTCTTTATGAAGTTGCTCATGGCTCTGTCGCCAAGCCTGCAAATCCTCAATGTCGCGGCTCTTGTCGACCCAGATTGCGACGCCGCCAACGACCATACCCACGAGCGTGAAAAGCTGGATGATTGTGTTGAGGTTCCATTCCAGTTTCGGAGCGCGACTTATCTGCATGTTAGTATTCTCCGCCATTCGTTAAGTCTGCCCCTGCCCGTCAGTGTCATCATTTCCGGCACGCAGCGTCCGCTGCGCATTGCCTGTTATTTGAGTTGATAGCCGGCCCCGCTTTTTCATCCTGCGATGCGAGACGTGCGGCCTGCGGATCCGCGAACTGGATGAACTGGTATCCGGAGCCGTTAGTCGCAGGCGCTGTCTGGCAAGCCGCTATCGCGCATGAAAACAAGGCAACGATGGCGATCCGACATGTTGCGAAAAGAGGCATTGTTCTTCTCCAGATTATTGATGCGGCTGACCGCTTCCTTTGCCGCCTCGATCTGCGCGGCAGATTTCCCCTCTCGCTTGCCGACCTGAAACGAGGCGATCGATAGAAGCGCAGCGCCGAGAACCGCCGCGGCGCCGAGCTTGACCCAGCCGGGCATGAGCTTCCACATCAGGCCATCTCCCTGACCTGGACGGACACGGCCTTTGCGTCAGCCTTCTTGCGCCACAGGAGGAAGGCGCCTGCGATGGCGAACGCCAGAAGAACAAGGGCAAGGTTCTGCCAAGGCATCGAGCCGACCGCCGCCAGACCGGATGAAAGGCCGCCCCCGGTTACGACGGGCACGATAACCTCCTTTGACTTCCACCACGGCGCATCGAGGCTGGGCGGAGTGACAGCGACGGGCTTTTCTTCGGTCACTGGTGCAGCCTTGATCTGCACCTGCGCGACTTGGGCCTTCGGCGCAAGATCGACAAGCATCAGGTGGATGGCAGATCGCGTTTGCTGGCCGTCCATCCCATCCAGATTGCCCTTGTAATACCCTGCCCGTTTCGCGGCGCCCTGGAAGCCACGAACATCTTTGACATCGTAGCCAAGCACCACGAGGCCTAGGCGCGTGTAATAGTCGAGCCGATCAGGATAACCGTTCAATCCACCGTTGATGCGACGCGTGATCATCTCGGCGTCGTTGCGATCGGCATAACGATTAAGGCTTTTCCGATCCGGGTTGCCTTCGTCCCAGTACCAGATTGCGGAAAGCCCCTCCCACGGATCCGTGTTGATCCGGTCCGGATTGGCGACGAAGTCCGGCGGATTGAGATCCTTGCGCTTGCACCATTCATAGAAAGCCCGGATGTTATAGCCGCCAGTCACCTGAATGGGGCCGCGCCCCCGGTTCTTGTAGCCGTCACCATCCTTGGCTGGCGTGTTGCCGAGATCGGTTCTGGTGTCGTAACGCTCCTGCGCAGACGTCGGGCCCCAGATCTCGCGATCATACCGGAATGAGCCGCTCTCGTGGAGCAGCTGCGCGAAGAAGGCGACGGCACGATGCGGCAGATCGAGACCGAAGTCGGCGCCGTATTTGTTCAGAGCCATCATTACGGAGTTGAGATTGCTTTCATTCACGCGCGTTTTCGCGGCCGCGCGCACATGCGCGGCAGTAACAGCCGTCATGGGCCTTCTCCTGATTGTTGATTGACGGCGACCTCTTTGATCGCCATAGGTGAGCGACGCGCCGAATAAACAGGCAGCGGCATCGAGGCCCGGCGCTTGCGAGGAGCGACGGGCCTCTTTTGTATTGTGAGTTAAGGGTGCCGGGTTACGCTACCGGCCAAGCGATCGGAGCGATTTCTGTAAGGAACTGCTCAACGGTCGGCTGTTCGCGCTGGCCTGCCTGAACCTTGTCCAATTCTCCGTAGGCGTAGAACCAGACATTATCGCGCCACGCGACAAAGGCCTGAGCCTCCGCCGCCCATTTCGGTTTGGTTGAGGCGGTGTATGAGGCGAGCGTCACCCCATCTCGGAATTGCCGCTCACGGGCCGTGCTGTCGACAAGGTTCTGGATGGCGTTTTCGTAGTCGGTGATGGTGGGTGGCGCGGCTGGGATCGCTTCGAGTTCTGCGATCTCCTCTGGCGTCAGGGGGCGCTCAGCAGTCTCACCGGTTTCGGCGTCAAAGGTAAAGATTTTCATCCCCTGATCCCCTCCAAATACAAGCGGCCCTGCTGAATTGTGGTAGCAACCGTAAGCGAGACCCTGAAAGCATTCATGGCGACGGCACGCTTATCAAAGTCGCCTAAATGGCGAACCACACGATTTTCACTATTTTGATACAAGATACCGTGCAGTTCACCGACTGTAGTGCGGGCCTTGTTAAAATTGGCAATCATGACCGAAACGACACTGGAGAGCCCCGTCGCATTATGGTCGCCTATTGGGAACGATGATGCACTACCATCGTCCATTTGGTTGGCTTTAGTGTTAGTAGAGGCGTTGTAATTTCCCTGTTGCAATGTATAGCGATGCTCATCGCTATCACTGTAAAAAGTTGCGCCATTATCCGATGAGTATCGGATGTTAAACGACCCTTGAGCGTTCATGATCACATGAAAACTCATCCGCAACGCGATGAACGGGCTGAGGCCGGTTACGTCAAGAAGCGAAAGGCCATCAAGACTAAACGCGTTGATGAACTCCCACCCGCCGAGAACCTGACGTGCCTGAGCCGGCGTCAGACGTTCGATCTTCCCCGTTCCGGCGGTCGATCTTCCAAGCATGGTGGATGTTGGAGTTTCTGCCAATTTGATGAGTTTGCCAGTAGCTCCATTGAACGCTGATATGTCGCCGTCAGCCACGCCGCCACTCGGCCCAACAACATCACCGGTACCCGAGCCATCCGCGCCTTTTGGAAGCCCGAAATCCAACCGGATTACGCCCGGCGATACCGGCACCAGCGTTACCTCGGCATCCGACCCAGCCGGAAGCGTCTCGGTAGGGCCAATGGTAATATCTGTATACGGGCCAGCGCCCCCCACAGGACCGGTGATGTAGAATGGAACAGTCCAATCGCCGACCGCCGCACTCTTCTTTGTATAGAATGCCGACCGGCCATCGCCGATGTTTGCCACCAGCACTCGGAATCCTTCGGCCTCGCCGTCATAGGGGGCACGGTCGGCAAGGGTCGGCACCTCCTCGTCAAACTTAACGCCTTGAAGGAGGTCTTCCAGATCGATGACGGTTGCGCTGTTTGCGCCGGTAAACAGAAGCAGCTTGTTCGATCCGGGCGTGACGCCGGCGGTTGCCGCCAGCGCCGGATTGTTGAGGCGCTGGATATAGGTCGCTAGAGCCTGCGCATTGGTGACGGTCTGTTGGCCGTAGGCCGTATCGCGCACGATGGCGTAGGGATAGGTGCCGGTAGGCCCGGTCCATTTCAGGGCGGCCGTTATTTCTGTGTCGCTGTCGACGGTGGCAATTGGCATGGGATTGCCACCGTCAAACTCGACATAGATCGTGCCGCCTATGATCAGGCTGACTTCCCAGGCCGTATCGGTTCCGACCACAGCTGAGCTGCCCGACACCAGGTCAATGGTGCCAGCGGTATAAGGTGCTGTCATTCCTATGCTACCTCTTGAACGCTTGCGCAACGATCGTGGAATTGACAGGGGTCGCCCCCTGCGGCGTTGCGGTCAGCCTGAACGTGGTTTGGGTTCTGTTGCTTGGCGGATTGAACAGATACGTTGTAGATCCCAGCAATCGCGCGGCACCTGCCGGTGGCGTCGTTTTCGAAAACACAAGGAAAGTCTCGATATCGACGTTGTCAGTGACGTTTCGCAGCGTGAACGTCACATACTGCTGATCGGTCGACGTTCCGGAAAACACCTTTCCGACCACATCCACCTGCACACGCGGCGAGCCGAGGCCGTGCGTAAGGGTGATGTCGACAGAACCGTTTCCAGGAAGAACGTTCGACGCTGCGGCGGTGATTGCGCCAGGATCTATGTTGGATGTGCCGACAATCAGATTATTGATCTGCGCCATATCGATGAGGGCATTGATGATTTTCACCACGCCGCCCTCGATGGCAAAGACCGAATAGGCGGTCGTACCATCCGATACTGAGAACTGATCAACCTTGATCGCCATGCGCGATCTCTGGAAGCCAGCAAAGGTATAAAGCTCCAGGAAGAACCCGGTGTCCTTATACGCCTGCCCAACACCACCCCTCAGCAGAACCGAGAAGCGGGCATCGACGCCAGATGGAGCCGCAACAGCCTGAAACTTTACAAGCCCCTGCGCGAAACGGTCGCCCAGCTCAGCTGAAACGCCAACAAGGCTTTCCGATAGAGCCTGATCGGCGCTGACCCGTGCCGTTTCCTCGGTTACGATCTTGGCATTCGCCTCATCCACTGAAGCCGAGACCAAACCGACGCGTTGCGCCATGGCCTCGTTTTCCGTGACCCGCACCCGTCGTTCGTCGGTGATCTCCGCGCGGGCCGATCCCAGTTCGGCACGGATCTCCTCGCGGTCGACCTGTCCTACAGCGCCGACAAGAGAGAATGCCGAAAGACCTTCCTCATAACGACGATTAAAGTCGTCCATCTCTTGCTGTAGTTCCGCAAAACGCTGACGCACGGCCGTGCCGATCGTCGTCAAATCGACAACGACATCGATATCTTTGGCACCGAGGCGGACATTTGGCGTCGTCACGAGCATATAGCCAGACCAAGTGGTCGGACGGTCTCCACCGGGAATGTAGCGACCACGGACACCATAGGTCTCGTTTGGCAAAAGGGCGTGCGAAGCGATCAGCGAACCCGCTTGCGGCTGGTCGGTTCTTCCCTCACTTACCTTTTCGAGGCTCGATTGCAGCCGCACCTCGTACTCGACAGCGATAACGTCATCGAGGCGCCCGTCTGTGTTGTCCCATGTGATGCGGATGGCTGGGCGTCTGGATTCACCGAAGCTGTCGGTCAGTATCCACGGCTCGACAAACCAGTCGACAATAGGCTGTGGCGTCGGACGAATGACGCCAAGCTGTCCGTCAACCGGCGGCTTGAACTCGGTATCGCTGCTCCAATCGTAATCGGACGGATCCACCTCAGTGATATCGATCATCACGTCGAGATTGGCACGATCGGCAACACCATCGATCCGCATCAGCTTGGCGATGTAGCCATTGCGCTCCGACGTCCACGAGAACACCGTTCCAGGCGTGGCATAGGCCCAGAACTTTGGCGGTAGGACAATCGTGTGCCTGCGGAAGCGTCGAGCCTCCTCAAGCGCCGACTTCATCAAGCGCTGAACCTGCTCCGGATATGGAACGAAATTCAGGTCGACGTCAGCCATCAGGCGGCGGTTGCCGTCGATCGCTTCAAGGTCCGTCCGATAGAGTGGCGGTGCGGTCTTGGCGACCCAGCCATCGGCCGGGGAAGGATAGTTTGCCGAAACCCCGTTGATCGTGTCAGCCAGCCCGAGGAACGGCGTGAACTCCTGCTCTTCCGTCGAAAGGATATCGTCGTCGGTGAAGGCGATGACCGGAGCATCAGGTGCACCGGAGTGCAGATAGTAGACGCCACCGACTTCCGAAATCCTGCCTTGGCAAGCTGTCAGCAATGCTTCGACAGCCGAGGTCAGAGGTGCATCAACCTGAATTTCGCCACCGCTGCGATAGGTGTTTACCCATCCCGTCGATTCCAGCGTACCGGCGCGATGCTTCTCAATCTGCGCAATCCACGCTGCGGCAGGCAGACGGGACGAGGACAGGTTCTGGAGACCATAGAACCACTGGCCGTTATAGGTGATGCCGCGCAGCAGATTGTAAATCTGCACTGCTGGCAGGAAATCACCGTCGCCGCCCCAGGTCGCTGGATCAGCGAAGCGCTGCGGACCAACGCCGCCTTGCGTGCTGTCACGCGAGATATCGTAGAGGCGCAGGCCTTCGAGCACGAACTTGAAGGACGGCACGCCCGAAAACATGTTCTTCGAAACGCGAGCCGTGACAATGGCATAAGCAACACCGCGCCCGATGCGATCCGGGTTCCACCACCTGTTGCCGTTCGAAACGGACGTGAACAGGAAGCTGTCAGCCGTCGTCTGCGTGCCGTCATAGAACTTGACCCAGAGGCTGTCCGGATACTGGTTGACTGCATAGCCGCGATCCGTCAGCCCGCCGAGCGTCACAAGCTCGCCATTGACCCAGACCTCGGCAAGGCCACGCACGGGCAAATCCGACAGCGCGATAACCTGCGTGAGGTAGGCGTTCGGCGTATCGCCGTCCTGCCCCCAGGTATTGACGAACACGAGCGAACCAGCGGTAGCCGTGCGACCCAGAATGAAGGAACGAGGAACATCGCCCCCGCCCTGCAGTGTGCCGTTAATCGAGAACGTCGGGTCTTTCGGCTCGCCAGAGAGCGACTTAGCCAGAAGATTGATGCCGACGCCAACCGTGATATTAAGCACAGCAGCAGCGACCGCTGTAAACGTTCCAGCCGCAATCCCAAGCGCCGAAGCAATCCCCGCGGACGTGAAAAGAGCCATCGATTTTTCCTGAAATGCGCCCTGTGCGCCGCGCCGCTAGAGCGGCTTCATGAAGTGTGTTTCGACAGCGCTGTAGCCGCGCCGCTCGTAGAGGCTGGAGACGTCATTGGTCGACAGCGATGCCATTCCTACCGAAACGCAGCCGACAGAGCGCGCCCATGTCTCGTAAGCATCAAGCATTTTGATCGCGCCTCGGCCTCGCGCTTCTGGCGTCACGTACCAGACCGTTTCTTTGGCCATTCGACCCGCGCCAAATGGATGATCGAATGCAGACGCCATCAAGACTCCCTGCGCGCGCTCCCCTGTAACCAGCACACATGCCATCGGAGAAAGCATGTGCTGCTGAAACAGCCGATCGGCATATGCCGCCTGGAATGGGAAGGCGAAGCCTGCGGCCTCATGACTTTCGCGCAGGAGCGCCACAACGCGGTCGCGGTCCTGCGCAGTTGCGAATCGCACGTCCATCAGAAGATTCCTAAAAACTTTTTCTTCTTCGGCTGCGTGGCGACCTTCCCCTTCTCGGAGCCCCAGAAGAACTCCCATTCGGACGAGGTGTCAGCATCGGTGTAGAAGGCGTCGTCGGCCTGTCGAAGTACTTGCGTCGCGTGACTGCGCGTCGAAGGGTTGGACCGCGTCATTTCCTGAGTATGGCTGGCGCAAACCATCGTCACGCTGCCCTCTTCGTTCTCGGAAGGGGTCGTAATTTTTAGGGTGTCAACGAATCCGACAAAACGACACTCTGCCGGCGCCACCATCTGGCGGCTATCCGGATCGAACAAGCCTCGGTAGATCTCGACGCGGGCTTGGCGGCAATCATACTGCCTCACCAGCGTCTGCACGTGTTCGCTGACCTGCGAAAGTCGAATCGTGACATTACGGACAGATAGATTTGCGATAAGAGGGATATCATCAATCTGCACCAACGTGCCAGATCCGTACCATTCACGCGTGACCGGCAAGCCTGTATCGGGGTGCACAATCGCCGCAGAGACGTCTCCCACATCTGACCACATGCCATCGGTAACCGGCGCACCAGTCTCTCGATCGCGCGCAACAAACCATAGGAAGTCGCGCGCCACCAGTTGCCGCGCCTCAAGCGCAGCAAGGTTTTCTGCTGATATGTATCTCATTGATACCCCTTACCGGGCTTCAATCGCCTGAAACGTGACCGTGCCGCGACCTGTGGCCATTTCGGCAGTTGTCGAGATTGAGCCAGGCACGATTGCCATGATGCATGAAGGCTTGACCAGCGCAGCGGCGATAGGTGCCGTAACGCCCGGCCATAGATGGGGGCGAACCTCAAACTGCGTTGTCACGCCGCTGCCGTTAGCCGTCACAGGCTCCATGACCATGTGAAGGTCTTTGTCGCCAATCTGGACGTAATCGCCCACGGTGACTTTATAGCCAGCGGGAAGGCTCGACAGCGAGATTGCCTTGCGATTGCTCGCAATCGTGGCCACCTGCCCCACCCCGGCGAAAGCGCCGCCCGTTGGCCAGCTGCCATTCGGATAAGCCACCGGGAAACAGCGCGACTTAGGGAATGCGCGGAACGTCTTGAGCCCGTTTTCCAAGCCGGTCAGGCGAGCACGCCAATAATCCAGTTCGTTCGGCTTCATTGATCGCGATTGCGCCGTCATCTGCCAGAGCGGAGAGCCCATGTCCTTGACGACTGTCTGGCCGCCGGCCGTGCGCGACTGTTCTTGCCGCCAAAGCAGATTGAACTCCGTCGACCAGCCTGGGAACTCATCGAAAAACGATGTTGGGAGCGGGTATGTGATTGTCATAAAGAAGGCCTGACGTTTCTACGCTGGGCGGAGGCGATTACCTCCTCGACACGTCTCGGCAGGGAGGCTTTCAGATCGTCAAGTTCGCGTTGGAGTCTCGCCACCACGTCTTTTTCGGCGCCTTCGATGTTGGTGGATCCACCAGAGAGCGGGCCTATGTGGGCATCTTTGATTTCGACGTTGGCGAGATGCTTAGATAGGTCGGAAAGACTTTTGATCTTGATGTCGTCGAGGTAGAGAACGCCATCGCGCACCACAAGCGGCTTCCGCACGGTCTCTACCGGTACATCCATCAGGAGAGCCGCCGAACGATATCGACCGTCATCGACTGCCGCGGTCACCTTGTAACCCCTGGGCCCGAAATATCCGCCTGTCGCCGCCCACCTTACGTTCACTTCCGCCTTCTGCTCGTCCTGGTACTTTCCGAGAAACTCAAGCAAACCGGCGACCGTGCTAATAGCCTTGCCGTTGATCTCGACCAGCGGCTCGCCGTCTTCATTTACGCTGCATCCGACGAAGATAGAGTTCGCGCTGTACTCGCTGCTGTTTACGATTTTCGTCATCTGCCTTACCTCAGCTTCACGTTTCGTTTGTTTGCAGAACGCACCGCTTCTTCGACTCGGTAGGGAAGCTCTGCGTTCTGTTTGGCGACGATCTTTTCCAGCCTTGCAACGGCCTCTATTGAGGCACCGCGGGCGTCGATGTTGTACACCGGAGACACGGCCACTCTGGCACCAACACCGCCGCCAACCGCCTTCATGTCCGGAAGAGCCGGCGCACTGAGGGCGGATGCAAGCCTATGGTTCGGGATAACCTGCTCGCCGCCGCTAAAGCGCACCAACTCAGGGCCCTTTTCACCGACGAGCGCTAAGCCCGATTTGGCCGACGACGTCCCGGACGCGTACATTGGCAGCGGTGCCGGCGGGAAGTAACTCTTGCCACCCCCACCGAACAGTCCGCCGAAGATACTGGACAGAAAGCCACCGCCGCCGGCAGCATTGTTGACCTTGAAGATACTGTTCAACACGTCATCGATGAGCGCATTGCCGATCTTCTTGAGGCTGTCGGCCAAGATATCGGCCTTGTCTGCCCCTTCGATGAAGCCGTCAACTAGCCCGCGCGTGACGTCCTTGGCGGTGGCCACGGCTTCTTCGGCGCGCTGCCGAATTTCATCCTGCTTTTCAGCAAGCTGCTCGGATGCCACAACGGCATTCGCATAGCCTGCGGCCAGCCCCTCGATCGACTTTGTCAGCTCTGGCGTGATCTTGACACCGGCCTCCTGGGCGGCGGTGAGCAAGTCCTGTTTCGCCCGGGCGAATTCAACCGCATAGCCGTAGTCATTGATCAGTGGGTTAAGACCGGCCATTGCGGCTGTTTCGGCCTGCAGCGCCGCGGTGCGTTTCGTGATCTGCTCGACCTCGCGAGCGTACTCATCAGGTCGGCTTTTCTTCGTCTTGCCTGACCCAGTTCCCGAGGCTGCGATACCTGTGCCAAATCCAGTCGTGTCTCTTGTCGGCTTGGCTTTACCCGAGGCGTAGCTCTCGAACTGCGCATTGATGCCCTCAAGGTCCTTTAGCTGCTTGTCCAACTGGTCGATAAGTTGCTGCCGCTCTTTAACGACCGGGTTCTGGCTTACGGTGTTTTCGACGTCAGTCGCGTCCGGTGATGGATAGTTCCTCATCGCCGGGTTGACTTCGTCTCTGACGATTGATGCCGCCAAAGCCTGCTCTGCCTTCGCCCGTTCCAAAGCCGCCTTCGCAGCCTCGACGTCAGAGGCAATCTTTGTCCTGGTCGATGCGACAGCCGCGCTGTTCGCATAGTCCAGATTCTCGATCTGAAATTTCAGTTCGTTGACAGCCTCGCCATGTGCTTTTGCTGCGCGTTCTGCGGCAGTACTGGCGTCGTACATAAGGAATATCGCGGCAGCCGCGGCGCCGGCAAGCAAACCAACAGGGCCAAGCGCAGAGCTAAAGGCAGCGGCCGTGACAGTTCCTGCCCGGAGCGCGGCCAAGAAGGCCCCAAGAGACGCCACCGCCTGGCCGAGCCCAACAACGGCTCCAGCGATAGCTCGACCCGTGAAGGCCCCTATCAGAACGGCAGAAAATGCCACCACTGCATCAGCAGTTTCTGAAAAGTTCGATGCTAGGAGATTTAGCGCCTCGACAAGCTTTGCGCTCGCGCCGTTGGAATTGTCAGCGAGGCCAATATAAGCCGTGAATTCGTTATTCAGCCGAGTGAAGCTGTCGGCGATGGTTGCGTTTGTCGCCTTAAACTGCGCCTCAATCGGTTTCTGGGCGTTCAGAATAGCTTTGAAAACCCGATCAGAAGTTAGCTTACCTTCTGCGCCGAGGTCCTTCAGCCCCGCGATCGTCGTTTCAAATTCTGCCGCGATAGCCTGAGCAAGGATGGGAGCGTTTTCACGCAGAGAGCGAAGCTCGTCACCCTGGAGAACACCTGACCCGAGAGCCTGGCCAAGCTGCAAGATGCCGGCGGCTTGTTCCTGTGCAGACGCTCCACCTGCTTTGAATGCCTTTGAGACGACGTCTGTTGCCGTCGCAATCTCCTGTTCGGATTTCGCGACTCCAGAAGCCGACCTTATCAGGCGCGCGTAAAGGTCGACGTAATCACCGAACGCTGTCCGCGCTTCATTGGCGCCATCTTTCAGTTGAGTTAGAGACCGCGCCTGAACGCCTGCCGATGTCGCCGCAGCGCGAATTTTGTTTCCGGCCTCGGTCCATGCATCGGCATATTGGACGATCTCTCGTGTCCCCAATATTCCGCCAATGCCAGCGACTGAACCTGCCAACATGCCGCGGAAAGACGCATTGATGTTGCTGTTCATCCTCGCGAAGCGGCTTTCAATGGCCCGAGCCTGTCGGTTCGTAATGCCCTGCGCGCGGTTAAGCGCGTTCTGATAGCCCTTCACGTCAGCGGAGAGCTGAACGACGAGCCGCTCTAAGTCAGTTGCCATTTAGGATTGTGTCCTGTTAACGTTGCCGCTCGATGGGCGCAGGGGTGGAAAATGAACGCGCGAACAACACTCATGGTACTATTTGTCTCGGTGTCAGTAGCGCCCTTGTGGGCTTCTGAGCCAAACCCAGAAACTTATGCGCCGTACACTCGTAAAGGCTTCGAGAAGACCTTCAAAAAATGGGGCGACGCCGGGATGGAGCGGGTAAACGAGTATCGGAAAAAAGCCACTTTCGCCGTAGCCAACAGTTCGTCATGCGATAAAGTTGAGTATGCCGATCTATCAGATAACCGAAGTCAGCCGCCCAATAAAATCGTGGTTTTCGTTGACTGCGCCAATGGACAGCGATTCTATCTAGATAACACCGAACTCGACAAACAGGCCTCCGCAACTTCTATCGCTGACCGAACGAGAGGCTTAAATGACAAGGACCTGATCTCATCTTGCGAGACTGCAATCCGACAAAGCCTCAGATTCCCGTCTTCATTTGACAAGGCGTGGTTTACCACAAATGTCTATCGCGCTCCGCAAGGGAACGTAGTCGTAACTTTTGACTTCACGGCAAAAAATGGCTTCGGCATTGATCTTCCACAGCAGGCCAGGTGTGTGACTGACGATCGTGGCACCCACCCACCTGAAATCTACAACCGATAGGAAAAAACGATGAGAATTTTTGCATCAGGATTACTGGTCTTGTCAGCGTCGTTGTCTTCTTGCCAGTCCTATCCCGAAACTCCATCAAGAGTTGTCTCAGCGCGTGGAGAATATAGCTCGATTTCGGACTGTGTGTATCTCGCGATTGAGAAGCAGGGAGCATGGAGGAAAGAAGATCTACCCTCTATGAAAACATCCAGGCTGCTCCGGGGGGATGACAAGTATGCAGTTGGCAAAGTGGAATTTACGCAAGTCAACCCGGAAACTACCAAGGTAAGTATGTGGTTTTCCGCCACAATAAAAGGCGGCAACTACTATCCTGACATCATAGAATCCGCGGTGAAAACTTGCTCGCTGTCGTGACGCCAGTCGGTCACTCCCGTACCCACTCCCAAAGCTCATCGACTTCCTTCGCCGTCAGTCCGCCGTCATCCGGTGAGTTGGCCTCCACGTAGCCATCAACCGCGGCCATGAACTGCCACACCGTCATGTCGTTGACCTGCTGCGGCGTGAACCCAATCACGGCTCCCGTCCCGTAGATCGCAGCAAATCTCAGCTTTCCGTTTGGGAGTTCGTCAAGCTGCTTTCGGTTTGATTTGCTGCGTCTCCCTCCCCCACAGCCTCCTCCGGGGCGCCCATGAGAGCGGCCGAGAGAATAACCTGCGCGGGGATGAGGCTCTCCATGGGTGGACGTGCCTCGACATAGGCGCGTGTCAGCTTGAGGGCTGGCGATGGCTCCATGCCGCCGCCAATCAGACCGAGCCTGATGATGTTGCTGATATCTTCGATGCGCCACTCGCCGCTGTGAAGCCGCTGGAGAACGACATACGGACCAGCATCGCACTTCTCTTGAAGCTCGGCCAGTTGTCCCCAGGCAAGACGGAACGAGTAAGTCCCGTCTGCCCAATCGAATGTGACACTCGCATCACGCATTACGGCGTGACCGGCGTGGTTACGCGAACCATCTCTCCGTCGCTCTGGAGAGAGACGTTGTTGGTTGCGCGCTGGCCGTTGTTGGCGCCGACTTCCATGCTTTCGATGTGCATGCGGCCGGTCCAGGTGATCGTCTTGGCAGGGAACTCCCATTCGACCTTGACCGGAATGCTCTCGATGCTTTCGAAGCCTTCGAGCCAGGTGTCGACGCTCTCGGATGCAAGCACGCCTTCGCCAGAGATGCCCATGGAAAGAGACGTGGCATCACGACCAACCCAGTCGACCTTATCGGGGTCGTCGCAGTCAGGGATGTTGACCTCTTCGAGGCCTTTATTCAGCGTGATGGAGCGCTGCGTGAAGCCGCAAGGTGCAGCGTACACGATCGGATCAGCGTCGTTGCCGAGGAGCACGCGAATCTTGCCCCCCTTGATGGTGGTTGCCTGAGCCATTGCGGCCTCCTGTGTTGGCGTTTTCAGTGATGCTCGACGCCAGCGCGGAACGTGCTGACGATCTGGGTTGTCAAGCCATCTGGCGCGCGCAGATCGCGGCGGCCGTCAAACTCGAAATAAACAAGGGCATTGTCGGCCAAGGGCAGGCTTAGCTCATCCAGAGCCTTCTTGATGGCCTTGGCGATCTTGCGGCCTTCCATGAAGCCGGGGTCGCGTGACCAAGCGTCCAACTGGATGACCAGCTCGGACGCCTCGATACAGTCAGCGTCTTCCGGCAGGTCCTGCACTGGCCCGAACGAGATATAGGGAAAGGTTGCAGTGATTTTCCCGTCGGTCGTTGGCACCCGGTCATAGATACGATTGCTGACCAGCGCGGCCACATCCGAATCAGCTTTCAGGGCGTTGACGATGGCCACCTGCAGTTCATGCGCCGCGTCGTTTGTCATGATCCTGCCGCCACCTTCTTTGCTGAGTCTCGCGAGGCCTTGCGTATCGCCCGGACGGTGCGCCGTTTGTTTGCCCGCCAGGAGACGAAGAAGAACGGCTGCGCTGTCGTACCCGGATGAATTGAGCCTGCGAAAAGGCCATCATTCTCGTGCCGCGCCGTGCCGAACTCGACCCAGCGGGCATAGAACGCTTCCTTATTGCCGGCGTAGATCGTCAGCGTCATATCGCTGTCGTCTGTCGCCTGAACGGAGGCGAGAGTAAGGGAACCCTTCGGGGCCTTGCCCCATGTCCACCCGATGCTGTCGCGCAGCGTTCCATCATCGACCGGGACGAGGTTTTTCATCATGGCGACGATTTCGTTCGCCTTGGCTTCCATCGCCTGCCGGATCATCTGCTTGGCAACCGCTGGCAACTTCGCCAGCTTCCTGTTGAGGCGATCAAGGCCTTTGATTTTCGTCATCCGCTCGCCACGCCACTCTGACAGAGGAAATCAAGCCACTGCCGGTCATTGGTCGCCGTCACATCGCGGATGTTGAACTCGGTTCCGGTTCGGGCATCCCTCACCCGCCAGTCCGTATCCACTGACCGTGTCTGCGAAGACGAGCGAACGAATATGACCTGTGTGTGCTGACCTTGAAGGCGGTCAGCCATGACGCTTTCGCCGCCGCGCAAATGCGCAAAGCCTGCCCGGACCTGAAACTGCTCGACCCACTGACCAACAAAGACGCCATCTCCCCGGTCTATTTCTTCGCGCTTGTCGAATGCTACACGGTGGAACAGATCACCGGCTGATCTCGGCTTCGCCATTTGAACCTCGATTGTAAGGCACACGGTATCGTGGACGTTCTGCTAGCTGAGCGCGAAGCTTTTCATTTTCAGCCTCCAACGCCTCGATTTCCCGACTATCGCGTTCCGCAGCAACCGCAGCGTAGCTAAGCTGGCGCTGGACCTGTTCAACGGCATCATCCACACTTCCAGAAAGGTGAACATACTGGACCATGCGGGACGGCAAAGTGATTGTGACCGTCCCGTCTCCGCTAAACCTGTGATCGCCCGCAACGGCAAGAACGCCGCGCATCCTGATGCCATCGACCTCAACAATCGCACGGCCACGGCGGTTGATCGCAATAACCGTATTTGCCTTAGGTATCGCCATCCTGCTTTGCCTCCGCGTCTTTACCCGCCCATTCTGCCTTACCCGCGGCGACGGCTTCTTCCGCGCACTCGCGCCTTACGGTGCCCTCCCAGCCCGCCTTATAGCCGATTGTGCTCTGAGGCGTGGGTTTGTAGTCGTAATCGTGCTTGAAACGGACACGGGCCATAAGAACCTCCTAGAGTGAAAACCTGCGCCACTTCGAGATCAGCGCATTTTCGATGACGGAAAGCGTCGCGGACGCCTCGGTCGCGCTCTGCTCGTAGCCGATCTGCACCCGCGCAATGATGGCGGTGCATATATCCTTGGGCACGGTCGGCTTACCCTCGACGATTGGCCAGCCGGCCTTGTATTCCACCGTCACAGCGCCTCGCTCGTAGAGGTCGGACGGTTGCGAGAACGCATTACGAAATCGTATTTCAGACTGGCCGCCAGCGCTGGTTTCAAGGCTGTAGCTCGCATCAGGGACGGTCGATATCTCGCCAGCAACGTTTCGCCATGAGACCGATAGGGGCTCAATAACTGGCCCTAAAGGCAGACAGAGCAAACGGTCGAACCGGTCATAGCTCTGTCGCCATGTCTGCTCGACCAGGCAAAGCCCGAGAATGCCTGTCCAGCCCTCGTAGTAGTCGACTGCCGCACGGATGAGGCTTTCGATCAGGTCATCATCGTCAGTGCTATCGATGCGCAGCGCTTTTTTGACGTCGGCAACCGAGACCGGAAGAACGGTAGGTGCCGTCACGAGGACTGGACGGTGCATGTTACTCTGCCTTGTTGCTCGGAACCTGTTCCGCTTTGTTTTGCACCTTGGGAGCGGCCTTCGCCTTATCGACACCTGCATTGATCTTTTCGATCTCGGCGGCGGCATCCGTGCGGGACTTCTCGACCATCTCTTTAATCTCCTGCAGGTCGGCATCCGCCTTCTTGCGAGCCTCAGAAACTTCCAGGGTGACGTCAGCCATCGCGGTATCGGCCTTGGCTCGCGCCTCATTGAGATCTTGCGTAAGCTTCGCAAGCGCCTCCTCGGTCAGCTTACGCGCTTCAGCCAGACGCTCATCTTCCCGCGCCAACAAGTCATCGACTTCCGCCTTACGCGCCTCGACGACGTTAGCTTTCGACTGCGACTGAGAACCTTTCCAGCGGTCCGGATCGTGTTCCGCCAGGACGCCGAGTTTGAGCAGATGCTTTGCATCCACCTTGGCCAGTTCGCGAGTTTCGCCGCTCCGGTAAAACCGGTCGCCTTCATGCTCGCGCAGCACATCGTATTTTACCGTTTCACTCATTTCATTCTCCTTCGGTTCACGAAGAGGGCGGCTTTCCCGCCCTCTGTAGTCAGCCGAACTTGCGATCAGGATCAAGGAGCCTCTGGCGGAGCTACGTTGCCGTAGATCAGGCCTTCGGGACGATAGACAGCGAGGGCCAACCGCTCTTCCCCGAGGATCGTTACCTTGTTGCGAACGAAGTCATCGTTCTGGAAGCCGACCTCGATGCGCGACTGCCACTGGTCGAAAATCTGCGCCGCCAGACGGAAGGCGCCGGTCAGGAACTTCCCAACTGCGATGGACTGCGTGGCGACAACCGGAAGGCCCCAGAGGGTCGGACGCAGCGTGCCCTGCGGATTACCGATGATGTAACGGCCTTCACCGTCCTTCAGGGTTTCGATACCGGCCCAGTCGATGTCATTCAGGACATGGCCAGTTGCCGGGAACTCAGCCAGGGCGGCCTGAAGCATTGCAACGCGCAACACGTCGATCGAGGTCATGGGCGTGGGGCTGGTATATCCGGCAGGAATAGCGAAGGCGGTCGCCTGAGGAATGAGGCCCAGCAGATTATCGCCAGTGCCATCGCCGTTCAGGAGCTGGCTTTCCTCCTTGATTGCGAGGCCATAGATCAGCCGGCCATCGATCATGGAGCGGATCTGCGGGAAATCCGACAGGATCTGCTTGGAGGCGCGGAACCAGTGCGCAATGACCTTCGTCGACACCGTCTTGTCAGTGAGTTTGATATCGGAATTCGGCTTCAGACCACCTTCGGCAACAGGCGCCGCATTGTTGGTGAATCCGGTTTCCTGAATATACTCGATAACAGGACTGTCGGTATTGCCCGGAGTAAGGAGGTCACGCACCGTCAGACGCCGCTGCGGAAGCTCCAGAACGCCGGGAAGGCGGTTCGGCGAAATGGCTGCGCCCGCCGAACCTGCGGCGTTGGTCGTGGCCGTGGTAATGTCGGCTTTCACCGGCATGCTTGCGGATGCACCGCTGCGAGGAGCGGAAGCCAGCGCCTTCAGTTCCTCGCTTTCGACGAACTGCTGGCCAAAGCTCTTTTCACCGTCACGGCTTCCGAAATCGGCCCGCGCGAGCTTCTGTTCCATCTCGGAAACCTGCTCGCTGAGACCATTCATCTTGATGAGCGCCTCGTCGGCCTTCTCCTTGAGGGACTTCGACAGCTCTTCGCCAGACTTGGCCTTCCCGATCGCTTCCTCGGCGAGCTGCTTGACCTTGTCGATGGCGTCGTCGAACTGCTTTTTGACCTGGTTGGCAAGCTGCTCTGCCGATTTGCTATCGGGGTGACCGCCGCCATCGCGCAGATACCGGCCAGCGGCACGCTCGTTTGCAGTCATAGCTCCAAGGATGCTGGCGAAAGCCAACATGTAAGTTCTCTTTTTCATGGATCTGCCTCTTGTGGCTTTGAAGTTACGCGGTCAGCAGTGCCTGCATGAACGCGGTTCCGGGGTCCGCAACGGCAGGTTCCCCCTGCCCTTTCAGGTGGACGCGCGCGGCACGCTCCGCCTGTGAATTCGAGAAGCCCAAACCTTTGAGCCATGTTTCGAATTCGCGCTCTGTCAGCCGGTCCCCGGCCTTCAGACGATCTGATAATTCGTGAGCGGCCTTGGCGGCCTTTACGCTCGCGATTGTCGCGTTGTCGTTGGCGCCGATCGATACAATGGAAACTTCCCTCAGGTCGATTTTCTCGAGCGTCCAGACACCAGTATCCGTATCGACGGAATATTCCTTGATGCGATAGCCAATCGACAGGCCGTCGATGTCGCGCTCTTTCAGAAGCTCGTAAGCCTCGCGAGCGCGCTGCACGCCCATATTCAGCTTGCCGCGAAGAAAGAGACCCTTGCTGTCTTCCTTCGCCTCAAACCATTTGCCGATCGGCTCGCGGGAATCGTGCTGCCAGAACATTTTCGGCATGGTCCCTGCGGATTTGTGGGCCGCAAGGGAGTCGCTGTAGGCACCAGGCGCAATGACATCGCCATAGCTGTCAGGCTCGCCGCCAAAAGTGGAGCCATAGCCCTCGATCTCGCCGCTTTCCTTCATATCCTTGATGTTTAGGCAAGCGGTGCCAAACTTCATAAGCATGGTCATTGAGGTCGTCCCCTCTCTTGCGCGATCAACTGCCTAACGGCCTCTTCATCGATCTCGGAAATCGGCTTGTTCTGCATCTGCATGCGAGGAATGTCGCCACCATCAACAGGCGGCAGGTTTTCGAGGTCGCGAACCTCATTGATCGTCATGGCGCCGATCTGCGTCATCTGCTGGTAGAACCGGGCGCGGCCGGCGCTATCAGCACGAAGCAATCCTTCCAGATTGAACTCGACCGAGACGCCAGATGCGCGATCAGCTGTGGTCAAAAGCTGCTTTTCAATCGCTTGCTCAATGCGCTTCAGGCGGCGGCGAAGGGTGAATTTCTGGAAACCGAGCGTCTGTTGCTCGATACCGGATCCCCAACTCGTCGTTTTCTCGGTATGGCCGATCATAAAAGGCGGGACACCGAAGAACCGGCAAACCTCTTCCACCGAGAAGCTGCGGGATTCGAGCATCTGGGCGTCTTCAGGGGCGAGCGTAAGCTGCTCCCATTTCGTGCCGCCCTCCAGGATCATAGGCTTGCCGGTATCGGCAGCCGTCTGAAACTTCGATGCCAGCTTTTCTTCGGCCAGCTTGCGCTGCTCGGGCGTCAACCATTTGTCGAACGTCAGCACCCCAGAGGGTCGCATACCATTCTTGAAGGTAGAGGACGCCGATTTGTCGACAGCACGCGCCAGACTAAAGGTGTGGCGCCCATAATGCAGCGTCGACATTCCGCCGAGTGGATTTCCGCCGAAGCCACGAATATGCAGCATCGTCTTGTCGGTCTCGACGAAGTATCGACCGTCCTGAGACCAACGGTACTCAATCGATCCGTTCTGAAGCCTCCGGACACCCATGAGGGCGGGATTGACTGGCATCAGCGAGGCAATGCCACGACTGTTTCGCTCAATTCGGGCGTAGGCGTTGCCCCTCATTTCGATCGAGGCCGCTATGAACTCCCAGAAATCCACGGCTGTCTGATCATAGTTTGGGCTGTCATGAAGCAATCGATAGAGCGGATGATCCCTGAATACCTCTCTGACGCCGTTTGCGTCACGCCGGTAGACCATCAATGGGAGGCTGGCGATGGTGCCAGACAGCAAATTAATGCATGCCCATGCCGAGGAAATCGAAAGAACACTGGAATCCGTTACCGGCTCGCCGGCATCGCCCATTCCCGACGCATACCAGCCATCGGTGTTCTCGATCGACAGCATTCGCGCCATCGTCGAAGCCGCCTTGAACGCAAGTCTGCGGAAAGGGTTCACTAGCCACCTGCCATCTCTCGGAAGTAATCGTCCATTCCAGCGTTGCCTGAGGCTTCCGGATTTCTGCTCATGAGTTCGCCAGCGTTGAAGGCCGCGACCAAGGGATCAATCTTGGAGCTGGCCGTTTTCTTCTCAATGTAGATGTTACTGCCGCGCTGCTCTGCGCGGGCATTTTGGACGCACCAAGTCAGCAACCCTGAGCCGCAGTGCTTCATCGTTCCGTCAGCGAGCTTTCGCTCGATGCCGAAGATCGAGGCGGACAGCTTGTAGCCCTGAGAAACCGCCTTCACCATCGGATCAACGATCTCGTATCCCGCGAGCTCTTCGAGCAACGCCGTCACGCCGTTTGGATCGAGGCCGACAGCTCCGGTTTCGGGAAGTTTGCCAGCATCCCTCAAACTGGCGATGATCGCAGCAGCTTCCTCGACATCCTGCGTCACCCGCTTGCAGATGACCAGATCGCCATCCCGCTCGAAGTCGTTTAGCTTCTCGACGATCTCAGGGTGGCGCGTCAGAACTGAAGGCTGCGCCCACGCTTTCGCCCATAACAACCAGTGGCGTGTAACCTTGTGGCGCCCGATCGCTGCCAGTCCCCACAGATCGAGCAGGCCGCCCACGTCGCCGCCTACAGCAATGACATCGCACTCATCAATGAGATATTGGAGTGTGATGCGCTTGTCGGCCGCAGCCTCCCAATAGTCAGCGCCGATCCATCGGTCGGAATGGAGGGCAAGGCCGATTTCAACATTAAGGTGCTGACTGGCCCAACGCCGTTCTTCCTCTTCGCCCTTTTTCTGGGCTGTCTGCCATTCCGTAATCAAACGATCGAGGGTGATCGAAAGACCCAAATTCGGCAGAACCATGTGCCAGTTTTTCGGGTCCTTCCATGGCTTCTTGTCACTGGTCTGCATGGCCTCCGGAAACTCGTAAAGAACCGGGAGGGTGTTGCTATCTGTGATCGTGCCATCGCGGACGCCGCGCGCATATTGCAGTTCAGACTTGAATACGCCCGACGGAGGCTCATCACTTTGCGTCGTGATGATGATCAGGAACGACTCTTTGTTCGGTATCAAGCCGCCGCTGATTTGCCCCAAGACACGCGAAGCGTATGAATACGACGACATGACGTGCAGCTCATCGAGCAAAACGCCAGCAGGCTTGGAGCCTGTCAGCACCTTCATGTCGAAGGTCTTGATGCGAAGCTTCGCCTTATTGAGGCGATCCACGATCATTTTCTTGTGCTCGATAGCGTGAAACCGCTTCGCCAGATAAGGGTCCGCTTCGATCATGCCGGCAGCTTGCTGGTATGCGGTGTCCGCCACGTCCTGCGTCGGACCGATCAACAAAAACTCAGCGCGCGGACGCTTATTCATCAGCAACGCGGTGACCATAATACCGGCGCCGCCCGTCGTCTTTGAGTTCTTCTTCGGCACCAGGCCGAAGACGTTGCGGACATGGCGCTCGCCGTGTTCGTCGATCGAGCCGAAGATCGCGCGGACGATGTCGCGGAACCAGTCGCCTGCCGCGTCCTTCATGTACGGCTGATCAGGCACGTCAGGAAGGCGAAGATTATCAAAGATACCGACAGCCCGATTGCCTTCATCGAGATCGAGCGGCAGATCGGGGACAATCGGGCGTCCGTCTCGCAACCTCTCCGCCCAGTCTGGGCAAGAGAAATTCCAGTCCGCCTTTATTGCAGAAGCGAAGCCCATGGAGTGCCTTCATGCGCCGTGTGGGCGTCCCTGTCGGCGGCCTCCTTCTTGCCGAGTTTTTCATCCGGCGTTTTTTCCGGAGTTCTCGGTATCGGCACAGCGGGAGCGCCTTGCTTTTCGATGATGTCGAAGATCCGCGATATCGCGACCGAGTTGCCAGACTTCATTTTCTTGAGCGTGACCTCAAGCGCCATGCCCTCGATCTGGTCTGCGCCGTCCTGAAGCTCTCGGGAAAAATTCTTCCGTAAAGTCTTCTCGTCGCAGCCTAGATACCCGGCAATTCTTGCCTGCGTCCAACCAGCGGCCCTCAAGAGGCATACAAGCTCTTGATTCTCATTGTTTTTTGCAAACGACGGTCGCCCGCGCCGATCCTTGATTGGCATGATCGGTTTGCCGAACAGATCGTATTCGACATCCTTGCCGGAAAAATCGTCTGCCACGGTAAAAAAAATCTCCGAATGTGGGGGGCGCGGGTGCGGAGGGAGGCGGCCTTCCAGACTTTCGACCGCCCCCCTAGGTCACCAGGCCGATGATCGCTGGAGCCATGCGATGATCAAGACATAAGCAACCTTGCAGGCGACGTGGATGTATTGATCAACGTTGTAGCCGAAGCGGCCATTGCACTTTGCGTAGTCGGTGATCCAATGGATGCTTAATTCGAGCAAGAACAGAAGCCAGCTTCCGGTTATGATCAAAACAGCAGTCGCGTGAAGCCACGCGTGCCCTAGCAAAGCTAACGGCCAGATCCTCTCACCGGCCACAAGATCAAAGCTTGGGTTCTTTGCTTTGCTCATCCAGTCGCCTTGCAAGGCATAGTCGAGCAGAAAGTGTGCAGCGATCAGGTAGACGGCAATGTTGACTAATTCCATCGCTTCACCATCGGCCTCGCGACCGTTCCTCTCGTTGCTTGACTGTGTCGTGACATGGCTTGCATAGCGTCTGTAGGTTCTGCGCGTCGAAGAACAGATCGCGGTCACCCTTGTGAGGCGTGATGTGGTCGCAGATCAGTTTCGAGGTGTCGCCCTCGATCCTTCCACATCCTGCCATCTGACAGGTGAAGTGATCTCGGGTGAATGTCTGGATGCGCAGCCGCTTCCACTCTGTCAGCTGATACCACTTGCGCCACGGCTCTGCCGTCTGCCTGTTTCGGTTACGCTCCTGCTCATCACCAGGCATTGGCCCGAGACGTGGCGGCAGCTTGCCGATCCGTGATTTGAGAGTGGTAAGTCTGCCCATACCCACAATGCAAAAAGGCGACCGTATGGCCGCCCTGTCATTCATCGTCGCATAGCTGTAGCACTGACCCTGAATCGGTGTCTCACTTGGGAGACTGTCAGGGCTGGGTGCGGGCGCGAGCGTAACCGCCACTAAGAACCGCATCGACCGTGGACAGATTTGTACTCACACTTTCTCAAGCATTGCAAGCGGCATGTTGAACACGGTCGGCTTTCCGAAGATGACGATGGTGACAACCGCATCACCATGCCCGGCTTCACCAAACGCGTCTACCTCAACCTCAAAACCAACGAACGGGCCACTTGTAATTCTGACCTTGTCGCCCTTCTTAATGGCATCCGTCCTACGGCCGTGATCATAGGCGCCAGCCTCCGCCAATTCCTTGAACTCATTGATAGTTTCATTACTGATTTTAACGGCATGATCGCCACCCATGACGATGCTTTTGACGTGATCGAAAGACAATATTCCACGCAGTGCGTGGTTGTCCGGGACGCAGAACACAAACAGTATTCCGTTAAAAACCGGGGTCTTTGTGGCAGGCATACGGCGCCTGTGTCGCTTCCTTTCCGGCCCCATACGCATGATCACGCAAGCCTCGATACCGGCCTCGATCATGGCATTTTCAACAGCCTTTTCCCGCCCATACTCGACGCGCGCTATCACCCAAGCCGAATCAGACACGGTAAGTGCCCTCTGTTTCGATGCCGATTCGCGCTCGTGAGCGACTCTTGCCGCCTCCTGAGCGATCTTGTCCAGCTTCATAAGCCCTTTGAGGGATACGCCGGAAATGCCTTCAAACTTATGCTGCATCATCGTTCCGTCCCTCGTTCAGTCTGGATTTGAAGTTTTCGATTGCGACGAACACGGCCTCGTCGAGGTCGACAATATCGCCAGGCAATGGTGGGAACTGCGCGAACTCCAACACCTCAGGAGCGACCGGCCAGGGCCAGCAGCGTTCCGAATAAGCACGCTTCCATGCCTCCCAAACCTCGCCGCCAACAGCCACCTTCTCGAAATCCTTGCTGATCTCGATGATGCGGTTCATCACCGTGAAGCGCCTACGCTCGATAAGTTGGACAGCTTCCGGCCAACCGTGCCGTTCCCTCTTCTCACGCCAGATCAGGTCGCTCTTTTCCGGCTTGTTGTCCACGATGTGCTGTTCCAACGGGGTAAGCGACAGAGGGCGTATAGGCAGCATAAGCTTGGACATCAGCATGGCGCGCCCAGCTCGTGAGAACACAGTGAAGGTTTCCGAGCTTTCGGCCTGAGGAGATACTGGCTTGGGCTGGGAGAGCTTCGTCCAGCGTTGTTCCTTCAGGTACTTTGCCGCCGAGCAAAGGTGTTTCCGGCCGATCGACAGCGCTGCAGCCTGATACGCCTCCGAATGCTCCAGCGCCAACCCACGCTCATCAGGCGAAAGCGCCAGCCATTCCTTCCGAGCTTCCGGCTCACTGTCACTGATCGCCGTTTTCCAGCCGATGAAGAACCGCTTGAACGCAGCTTCCACGGCTTTCGGATTTTCTTCCTCATCTCCCATACTGCCGCGCGCAGGCGCTCTCTCTCGATCGTTAAGATTGTTCGTTAGAGATGTATCGTTAATAGGTGCCGGTCCAGAGATGGCAGGGGGTGCCATCCCAGAGGTGGCACCCCCTGCCGGTATAGTGGCAGGGGGTGCGACTGCATTGGCGCCTGATTTAGGATCATTTTCCTCGGTCGCAGCGGCTTGCCATGCAGCAATCGCATCGCTCGAAACGTCTCTGTCATGGATGACGCGATAGTAGTGTGCAGAGTCGCGACCATCGCGGCTTTCCACGATCCGTTTCTCCACCACGCCGATTTCATAAAGCCGATTGAGCGAGCCCTGCACCGTGGACCGGCCACAGTTAAGCTCATCTGCCATCTTTACCTGGCTGCGGCGGCACCAACCTTCCGCGTTGGTGAAGCTGCCCAAAAGACACAACACCTTCAGGTCGATGCCCTTAAGGCGTGGATCAGTAACGATCCATGCGGGTATGATTGAGAACCGGGCGTTGCTCATTTCACACCGCCTTTCCGCGCCAGCGTCTCCATGAACGTCCTGGCGCCGTTCAGCACGTCCTCAACTTCAGTCGGCAATCGTCCGAAGCGGTCCCGCACCGTCACCAGCGCAGAGATCTCAAGATCGACGAGCTGAGTGCCGCGAACAAAGCCGGCCTGCCGCAGAACGCGGTAAATGGCCGTCTGATCGCGGTAGAGGATGAATGTCGGGATGTTGAGCAGCCACCGCGCCCGCTCCGCATCCGTCCTGCAATCCTGTAGTTGTTCGATAACCGGTGACATCCCCGTCATGACCGGCCCCCTTTCCAGTTTTCGAAGTCTGTGCGCAGGTCGATAAACGCCGCCTGCGCACGCTCCTCACGATTGAGTTGTGTCTTGCTGCTGATGCCGATCAGGCTTTTCAGCACCGTGTCGGCATGTTCCTTGTTGTGGATGGCCCGCGCCTCGGCGGGGTGCTGTCGTCGCTCCAGAAAGCGATGAAAGAGCGGATCCGCGCAGAGGATGGCGGCGTTCGCAGCGAAATCGCCATCGCGCAGGCGCGTTGCCGGCTGCTGATCGGGCGGCGCGCACCGGCCGCTCCTGAAGGCAAGGATGGCGCGCTGCCGCAGTCTGAGGAAAAGGACAGTGTTCTCCAATGCGCCGGTTAGAAGCTCGACCTCATCCGGCAAGGCATCCGCATACAGCGTGCCGAGGATGACGCTCTCGCCCGTCGACCGCCGCGCAATGATATGCGTCTGGTCGCCATCCGTATCGAAACGCCATTTGTCGCCCTTGCAGCGTCCGACGATATCCTCCAGCCGCGTCACACGGGCTTTTTCGCGGTCGCGTATTTCCTGCTCGCGCATCGTCATGCGGCCACCTGGGCGGCGATGAGATGACTGCAATTGGCGCCGACAAGAGCTTCCGCGACAGGTGGGCTTACGCTGTTTCCGACGCAGGACACCTGAACGGACTTCGGAAATGCAATCCAAGTCTCCTTGCCGTTCTCAGACACCCATACCCCGTCGATCTGATAGCCGCCGGGGAAACCTTGCGCATTGAACAGCTCACGAGGCGTAAGCATCCGCATGCCGATATCGACGATGACGAAGGTGTGACCGCCGATTTCGAGGGTTACGAACTCGCGTTCGTCCCAAAACCCGTGCGACCGCATGAAAGCCGCGACCTCGCGGGCGCGGGCGGCTTGCGCTTCCGTGAATGGCAGCACTTCAAGCGCTGCCTCGACATGGCCGTGCCGGTCTTTCGTGGTGATGGTGCGTGCAGGCTGGTTCTCTTCTCCGCCATCACCCGTGCCGTAATAGGCCTGAAGATACGGAGCGACTGCCGCATGATGCAGGCCGCCAGCAGTAACGGTTTTCAACGGTTTTGAAGCGTCGCCTTGGCCGCCAGCAGTATTCGACGTGTAGAGATGTGAAAGATAGGGCGTCACGATCGACTGATGCGAACCTGTCTGCGTCAACGTTGAAATCGGTGCATCAGCCGGCCTGCCCGGATTGACCCCGCCCTCGCGGCGGCTGTCATTGTTGTGCTGCGCGATGAATACAGACGCGACACAGACGTCCGCTTTCGCCGTGACCGTTGCGACCGGTTCGCCAGCCCCGCGAGGTCTGCTCTGCCCCGCCCGACCACCACAGCCGACCAGCGTCGGCACGATAACGCTGTTCTGATCCTTCTTGCTGGCCGTGATCGTGTGATGAGGATCATCGACGGATCGATTGGACTCCCCGTGTTGCGCGGCAGTAAGAACCGGCGCGACCAAGGACAGGCCAGCGCCGCCGGCGGTGATGGTGTGCGTCGGCTCATCAGCGCCGTTAAACGGCTTGCCAGCGTTGCGCATCGTCATCAGGTGCGGAGCGATCATGCCAATCGGCGCAGCGCCGCCCGGCTTTTTGATATAGCTGTTCGCCGTTACCGTGGGCGCTGGCTCGCGCATGTCGCTGCCGGTTGCGCCAGTGTTGAAGCGGATGACGGAGGGCGCGATGAGACCATGACTGATACCGCCAGCAGTGACGACGCCGTGCGGTTCGTCGAGTGGATATTCCCGCCGTCCGCCACTATCCCCGTGGGCGACGGAAATCAGAGAAGGCGAAACAATCGCCTTCTCACCACGGTTCGCGCCGGTCACCGTCTTGGCAGGCTCATCAATATCTTCGCAGCGCGCGCCATGCGTCAGGTTGACGATGAAAGGCCTTTCGGCATCGAGAACATAACGTTTCATGCCGCGAGCGACGCGAGCCATGGTATTGTCGGCCAGAGGCCTGATCGCCTTCAGTCCGTGCTTCTCGGCGATATCGGCCGAGCTATCGAAGATTGACGGGCACGCGATAGACCAATCGATACATTCAGCCGCGGTGCGCCATGGCAGTTTACGACCCGCAATCACATCCTGATCATCGGGCGCGCCGTGTGTCGGTTCCGGCCAGACGATCTTTTGGCCGTCGAAACGGATGATCACAAAGAGGCGCTTGCGGATCGTGGGCGCGCCATAATCGCAGGCGCGCAATTCCCGTTTTTCTAGCTTTCCGCCAAGGCGGCGAAGCTTCTTGCACCATTGCTGGAAAGTTTCGCCCTTCCGATCCGGATCCGGCATCAATCCCCGGTCGGTCTGGACAAGTGGTCCCCACGTCGCAAATTCCTCGACGTTCTCCATGATGATGACGTCGATCTTGCCGCCGCTTTTCTGGACACGTTCAACCCAGAACGGAATTACGTGCGCGAGATCGCGGATATTGCGCTCTACCGGCTTGCCGCCCTTGGCTTTGCTGAAATGCTTGCAATCGGGCGAGAACCAGGCGAGGCCGATGTGCTGCCCTGCTACGTAATCGAGCGGATCAACTTTGTAGATGTTTTCCGAGATGTGCAGCGTGTCAGGGTGATTTGCTGCATGCAGCGCAAGCGCCTGCGGATTGTGGTTGATGGCGAGATCCGGGGAGCGACCCAACGCCAGCTCAATTCCGGTCGATGCGCCGCCGCCTCCCGCGAAACTGTCGATGATGAGCGGCAGGCCGTGGTTCCAGCGCTTCTTGCTGGAGAACTGCGGCGGGGGCGCGAGGTGGTTGAGGAGCGTTTCAGCGTACATCGGTGTCCCCTTCTTGGGTGCCTGCCTGATTTCCCCAGAACTCCCACTTTCCATTCAGGCGCACGTCGCCATCCGCGAGGCTTTCGCGGCGCTGGAACATTTCGAGTTTGGGCATGGTCGGATAAAGCCGGTCGATCTGTTCAGCGAACCAGACCGGCTTTTCGCTGTGGCGTCCGACAGGATGGTCGGTGCACTTGATTGGCTGCGTGCCGGGAATTGGCGCAGGGAAGTCGCCGCGCGTGCCGATCAGAAGAAGTTCGAGGTTGTCGAAGCTCCAATAGCCGGTCCCGGTCTGTTCGCCGGGATAGACTTTCCTCCAGCCCCAGAAGCTCTTGTAAGCGTAACCCCAGCGCTTCAGCGCTTCCACGCCGTTGGCGAGATCCGTCACCCACATGAACAGCGCCGAGCAATGGGCGCCGGGACAACCGAGCGACAGAATGTCGTCGAGGGACATCGTCGGATAATGGTTTTCGGCGCTCTTTTCGCCGCCAGTCACCTCGGAATAGGTTTTGAAACGCCATGGCGGATCGGCATAGATGATCGGAAACGCCCTGCCCTCGTCCTGCCCAACACCCTGCCACCAAGGTGCAACATTCTGACGCGCTGCGATCTGGACGGCGAGATCGGTTCGGACGGCGTGCCGGATCTTCTGATCTTCCGCGCGCTTCGCTTTCGCTACCTTCTTTAGCTCCGGGAAATTCGACGGTTCAGGCAGGAACATCGTGCGGATCGGTTTTACCGCCGGCTGCGCAACGCCGTCGCGACCGACAATTGTTGTCTGGTGGGGAATTTCCCCACCATCAACCAGGCGGCGGCGCGCAGCCGATACCGTTTTGTGATCGACGCCAAGCTGTGCGGCGATGGCGCGGTTTGACGCGGTCGGCGCGTCCTTCAAATGCTCCTGAATGATCGCCTGTCGTTGCGCGCCCGAGAGATGGCGCCGCGCGAAATTGAGGGACCGTGCGAACGAACGCTTGCCTTCTTCCGACAGTTGCTTGCGCACGAACCGTGGCCAGTCGGTAATTCCGAGCATTTTGCAGATGGCAACGCGGTGGTGACCGTCGAGGATTTCGCCAGCCTCGTCATATTCGACCGGCACCTTGACGCCGTGCGCGGCGATGTCGTCGTAGAGCGCCTTGAAATCGTCATCCGAGAGCGGCGGCAGGAGCTGGTATGGCCCCGTCACGACAACGCGGCTCAGGTTTTCCTCTGGTAGTCTGCCCTCTGTCCGCGCCCGCTCGATGACAGCGGCGGCGCGATCACCAGGGCGAAAGAGATTGCCGTCTTTGGGATCGCGCGTCAGATAACGGTGGGCCATCGCCGCACATGCCGCGCGCACTTCCTGCGTCGTCTGGCACCGAAACTCGCCGTCGCGCAATGCGACAGATACGATGTTGAGGCCGACATCACCCGGCATCTGGAGACGCTGCGCATTCATGCCGCACCGCCTTTGCGCATCAGGCGCACGTCGGTTTCGCGGATAATCTCAGCGGCGCGCTCAACCGAGACGCCACGCCCGAGGAGGCGAACGGCGAAGCGCGGCGCGAATTCGAAACCGGCGTCGTTAATAGCTGTACGGATCGGGGCTGGAAGCGCGTCGAACAATTCCATCAGTGCGCCCTCATCAGCCGATCGAGGTACGCCTGCCCCATTCCGGTTAGCCGAAGCTCGGAACCGCTCTGGTCGATCTGGACGTATCCCGCCTTTTTCAGTTCCGTCGCCAGAGCGCGGGCCTGAAACGAGGCGCGAATGGTATACTTGTTGCCGGCCGCGCGAACGTCGCGCAGCATTGCCCGCGCGGCGTCCGATATCGGCTTCAGGGTCAGAGCGCTTTCACTGGCTTTCAATGTCCTGCCTCCTCGACAATGCGGCAGACCTCGATCTCGTCGAGGCCAAGCTCCGTTGCGATTTCATGGGTGGATCGACCGTCGCGCCAAAACTCCAAAACCCGCGCGGCGCGGGCTTCCTTGACGAGTTTGGAACGGCTTGTTTCGGCCATGCAGAGGGTCATCGGTCTGGCCTCTGCGGTGCATTCACCATCAGGTCCTTCAGTTCACGGATAAGCTCGTGAACTTCCTTGGTGATGCGCTTGGTTACGGCGGCAGTGCCGAGCGTGCCGCTCTGCTTGGCCTCCTGAACAACCTTGATGACGTCAGCGAACTCCGACATCAGGTCCATCATGTCGGTTTCATTGATGGGCCGCGCCTCCGGCTGCAGTTCGTCATCGACGACAAGCTTGAAACCGAGCTTGCGCGCCATGGCGCCGACGATGACAGGGCTTTTCGCGCGACGATCCGCCTCGACGGCTACATCGATCGGGATCAGGGCTTCGCTGTTTTCCTCATTGAAGCTCGCATACTTCGACAGCGTCGAGACATTCACACGGGTCAACAGCGGAAAATCGGTAACGCCGCCGCCCAGCTTGTAGCTGGCCTCGGTAGCGCCCTTCAGGCTGCGGATTTCTTCTTCAGAAATAGTGCGCACGAAAACACCCCTGAAAACGCGTCAAGGAAAGAAAATCGGAAAAGGATTCGGTGAAGCCCGCGCGGGCGCGGCCTATTCGTTGCTCATCAGATCAACCACAGCCACGCCACATCAGCGGCGACGCCAGCAGGAGAGACAGAGATGATGACAACGAAGGGAATGGGCCGCCGGAGCTCGGAGGAAAAGCGTCACGGCGGGTGCGCGGAGAAGAAAGGAAGAACGCTCGCGCAACAGGAAAGGCGATCCGGACGGAAGGGTCCGCAGGCGTGCAAAGCCTCTTCCGTCCGGTTTCCCGAGCGCGCTCTGCCAGGAAAGCGCCGGGATTGGTTGCAGCGGCAGGATTCGAACCTGCGACATCGTGGTTATGAGCCACGCGGGATGACCACTTCCCCACGCTGCGGAAAAACTGGAGCGCCATCATTCTGCGGCCTCCTGAGAAATTCGAAAGAAATCATCGGGCGAAAGCTCAATGCCCTGCGACCGAGCATGAGCAAGCAAAACGAAAGCGTCAGCCTGCGGAATTATGCCGCCAGTGCCGCCGCGATCCTTCGGATACATCCAACGATAGACCCGAGAGATGTGCTTGCCGGTTACGACAGACACTTTCTCGATGCCGATTTTGGCGATCACAGACTTCGCTGGCTCTAGATGGTTTTCGCTCATATCGCGATATTTGCGATTATCGCGATTTAATGTCAATCCATTTGTTGCGATTATCGCGATAGATTTTTTTGCGAAATACGCGAAAGTCTGCCCTATGCAAGATCCTCAATACGAAATTAAGAACTGGCTCGACCAGAAGCTAACGAATTCTCCACGCGGAACCGCGAGCGAATTGGCAAAGGCGATCGGCGTCTCTTCGACGATGTTGAGCAGAATGAAGCCAAACACAAAAGAACCGCGAAAGATCAGCCCTAACGAAGTAGAAGGCATCGCCCGGTTCTTTCAGGAGCTTCCACCCGGCTACGAGGAAATGGTCAGCTGGCTTAACCCATCGAACGATCCTACAGCGCAGCCTTCAGCGCCACGGCCTAAACCAAACGCAAGTTTTCCCCCTCGCTGGCAGGCCTTTCCAGGCGACGTCTCCATTCCTCTAAGGGGTCAGATTTCTGCGGGTCCGAACGGGCGATTCATTATGAATGGCCAAGACATTGCGCGGGTTTTTTGTCCGCCTGGCTTGGAAGGTGTTGAGGGGGCTTACGCCGTTCAAATACAAGGAACTTCAGGCGAGCCGCGTTTTTATCATGGTGAGACAGCGTGGGCCAATCCCCATGCGCGCTACCGCAAAGGCGACGACGTAATCGTTCAGATCCTTGGCGATTTCGAAGATGACGAAGTGTCGAGCTACATTAAGCGGTTCGAGAGTCAGAGCGCGGACGTGTTGCGTCTTTATCAGTACAATCCAGGACCAGACGAGACACACGAACTGGAATTCCCGACCGATAAGGTCTTCAGCATTCACAAAGTCGTATTTCACGCGTTGCTGTGAATAGAGTACTCGGCGCGCCACGTTGGCCGGATCGTCAAATTCCTAAATGCCGGAATTGTTTTTGGGCACTCGCTGCACCTGATCTTTCGGCATAATTGCATGTAGTTGTGCACGCCAAGCTCGCTCGCTTTTCGCAGGTTATCCAGACCAAGAATCCGAGAATGGCCGCAGTCGTCGCAGGCCACATAGAGATTGGAAAGCTCCACAATTAATCGCATCGCGTCGGGATGATCGATTGGTGGCCGTTTCATTTCCTCACCTGTGTTCTTGTTCCGTTCACGCTAAAAAAGCACCTTCGAACAAAAGAGTCGAGTCGGTTTTTGCTGATTCGTTTTTGCGATTTGCGCACCGCTGTCGCAGGCGATCGCAACAATAATCGCGATTATCGCGAAAATATGCCTTGACTTATTTTGCGATTATCGCGAAATTCCGTCCATCCGAGCAAACCACATGGCCCGGACAAAGACCGGACGGCACCCTCCCCCCTCGCCTCGATGCCGTCCGGTCTCCCCTTCAACGGATGGAGATCGCAATGCTGCACATCAAAACCAAAAGCGACGAAGAACTTAAGGACGTCATGTCCGACGCCATGCTTCGCAGGGGTGAAACCTGCACAGTGACGGATTTGCGCGAACACTTCACCGACGCTGAAATACGCCGTTGCGGAAAAGAGGCGGCGATTCTCGCTTACGACAAGCGAGTTCTGGAGCAGCGCACCGCCGCCTGATCGTCCGTTCCGGTTTCCGCCTCATACGAGGCGGTTTCCCGAACGGATGGAGACAGACATGGCAAAGCCATCACCAGCACAGCGCCGAAAGGCAACATGCGGACCCGCATTCAGACAATCGTATATCGATGACGGCTGGGGGGCTGGCGCACCCCACATCATTTCCGCCTTCAGTCGACTGAGAGCGGCCTCGGAAATCCGGAAGGGTTATGTCGCCGGTCGAATGAGAGCGAACGATGCGTTGCGTCTCTCCTACATCACCCTCCTCCATGCGCGGAAGGATCTGCACAGCGGGCGGCGGCTGACGCCATTGCCTGCCTGACACGTCCGCTCCGGTTTCCGCCTCGCGCGAGGCGGTTACCCGAACGGATGGAGGCCAACTTGACCCAGATATCCCCCGCATACCCCTTAACCTGCAAGAACCTCGGCACCTTTCACAAGGTCGAGCCAGCACCCTTTTGCCGCATCACTGTCGTGAGCATGACGGGAGCCGCCTTTCTGGCGCTGCTCATGGCTGCATCTCTCTGTGGCGTCCGCGTGGTCGAGGTTGAGCGTCAGCTTGAACAGGCGGCGCGCATATGATCCGCGTTGTCCTTCTCAGAATCCGACTGGAAGAGGCGGCTGACGCCATGCGCGGCGACATCGTCGAGCTTTGCAAGATCGATGTGATCGTCATCGCGCTCGGCGCATTCCGTGCGCCGCAGATCGACCTGCGCAAACATCAGGGCGTCTGGCAATGAGCGCCGAGATCTTCACCCTGCCCGCTCGCAAGCCGCCGGTGCGCCTCGTCTTTTCTGCCGGCGGCCCGCGCAAGACGGAAAGCGACGTGTTCGTCGAGCGCCAGCTTGCGGAAGCAAACTCGCACTTGATCGGCGCGCAATCCGACATCGCGCACGCCTTCAAGGTAGTGACCAACGGTAGAACGCTGCCAGAGCATGACGCAACAATGACTGGCGACACGCTGGAATCGGTCCTGCGCGCGGTCATTCCCCTTCTCAATCTCTCCGGAGCCAGCAACCGCGACCGCGATCTTTCGCGCGCCGTTCGCCAATGGCTCCAGGTCAACGGGAGCCTAGACCATGACTAAATCCGCTATCGAGCGCGAAGCGCGCATCCTGCAAACCCTCGTCGGTCTCGCCTTCGCCGTCGCGATGGCGATTGGCCTCGAAGTCGGAGGCTTTTGACATGCGGCACACCGACAAGCGCGGCCCCAGCAAGTTGCCATCGCCCATTATGCTCGCGCGTTGTGCCCAGCGTGGCATGGGGCGCACTCAGATTGCCGACCATTACGGCGCCAGCGTTGGCCGCGTCACAACGCGATGCCGAGAGCTTGGCATTGCAGCGCCGCTCTACGGCAAGACCTGGGATGAAGCCAGGTTCGATTTCAAGACTGTCGTCGTCCGCCGCTTCGGCAGCAGCATCACGCTGCCTTGCCCCAGCATCTACGCAAAAGTTCTGGAGAGCCGAGCATGACAAAAGTTAGCTGCTATGCCGAAGTATCATTCAACATTTCTGAGGTGGACTTCGAAGATATCGAAAAGGAATACGAACGTCGCAAAAAGCAGTCGTATTCTTGGGCGCCCGTAGTTTACCGGATGATCGCTGAGGGCCGCACCGAGGACGCGATGCATGAAATGCATCGTCATATGCCTGATCTTGCCCCCCCCCACCACGAGCGCGCCATTGCCGACCTCATCACCGGAAAACGGAACTGAGGGCGACATGAGCAAAGACCCCATCCATTTCCGTGCCCATCGATCCGAGCTTCTGGCGGCCTTGTCGGCTGTCACCGAAGCCGTTCCAGCCAAGGATAATATCCCGATCCTCGAAAACGTGCTGCTGCAGCCAGACGGCGAACGTCTCCTGTTGCGCGGCACCAACCTTGATCTTGAAATCGAGACGCGCTGCGAGCTGCTGGAAGCATCTGCCGGCGAAGGCCTCACCATTGCAGCCGACGAGTTTTACCGGATCGTGAAGAACATGCCGGAGTCGGCAGAGATGACCGTCAAGCCGGGTCAGTTTCCCGGCCAGGTCACGGTGAGCGGCGGCAGATCGCGCTTCAACATACATACCCTGCCCGCTTCCGATTTTCCGTCTATTGGCGCGGATCGGCCGCCGTTGGCATTTGCGGTGCAGGCCAGCGTTCTGACAGACGCGTTCGGTCGCGTCGCCTATGCGATGAACACGACGATGAAGGATAGGCCGTATCTGTCTGGCACCTTCGTCGAGGGTCTGGAAAGCGGCAAGCTTGCGATCTGCGCCACGGATGGCTTGAAGATGGCGGTGTCGCGGATCTCGCCGAGCGAGTTGAACGCCTTCGAGCCGCCTATTATCCCGATCAAGACGGTTCAGGCGATCCGCAAGCTGTTCGGCCACAGCAAGGCCGCTTGCTCGTTCTTCATCAACGACCGCAAGATTGTCGTCGAGTGCGAGGACATCACTCTCGTTTCAAAACTGGTCGACGGCCAGTTTCCTGATTATCGACGCATCATTCCTGCGCGCAGCGACGTCTTTTTGCGCGCCGACCGTGCAGCCGTCAGCAAGGCAATCACTCGCGTGAGCGTCATTGCCGGAGACATCGGCAAGTCTTCCGTCCGTCTCGATATCCAGAGCGGCCTCATGCAGATCGAGCTGGTGGCGCGTGACGGGCAAAACGCATCGGAGCCGGTCGACATCGAATACGATGGCGACAGCCATCTTCGGGGTTTCAATCCGACGTTTGTCAACGAAACCCTGTCCAGCATCTCCACCACATCCTTTTGCCTCCACGGCACGGACCCCGCCGCGCCGGGACATTTCACGCCGGATGGCGACGCCGACGAAGATTACATCGTCATGCCTATGAGGGTTTCCTGATGACTGAGCTTGCAGCACCTGTCCACCGCATCATCGGTCCGACTATCCTTCTCGGATCTGGCACGTATTTTGACTTCGACAATCCGGAAGCCGCAGAGCTGACGATTGAGGATGTGGCTTACAGCCTATCCTTCCAGTCGCGCTTCACCGGTCATTGCGTCAGCCGTCACACTGGCAAGCGCGTCTATTATCCGATCTCGCAGCATTGCGTCATCATGGCTGGCCATGCCGACCCAGGTCACAAGCTTGCCGCCTTGCTGCACGAGGTCGGTGAAGCGACGTGCGGCGATATGAATGCGCCACTCAAATCGCAATGCCCGGATTACAAGCGGATCGAGAAGCGGTGCGAAAGCGCTGGCCTCTCGCGCTTCGGTATTGTCGTTCGCGATCCGGGTTACATCAAGCATCTTGACCTGCGGATGCTGGCCACGGAGCAGCGCGACCTGATGCCGACCCGTGGCGAAAAGTGGGGCATGCTAAGCGGAATCCAGCCGTTCGAACCGGAGATCTTCCCGTGGCAGGATCCGCACGGCGCCGCAGAAGCCTTCCTTGAAACTTACTACGCATTGCGGAGGGCGGGCGAATGACGAAATCTCATTTGCATCGCAGGAGAGCTGCGCGTCAAACAGGTTACGATGAAGGGCTGGCCGCAGGAGAGGCCGAACGGATTAACCTAAAAGGCAAATACCAGTCGATTGTCGTGCTTCTCGACGCTGCCCGCAGCCGCATCCAAGCGATCTTCGACCACCTCGATGATGAGGGCGATCGCGTGTACCTAGGCAGCACGAACCATCGTGACTGGCTGCGCGACATGCTCGATCACATGGATCGCTGGTCTTTCGACGCGATGCTGCCAAAGGGCGACATCAACAAGATGGAGGCCGACCCTTACGCAGAAATTCGCACACAGCGTGCACGCGCAGAATCGGCAGAGGCCGAGCTGAAGCAATTCATCTCCAAGCGAGAGAGCCTAAACGTTGATCACCTGGCTGCGCGGATTGTGACCGCCGCCTGCGAGATCGACGGTCCAGCCGATCCGGGCGCCGAAGATACGATCTCAATCACCATGAAAGATTTGGAAGCCGTCGTGCATCGCCACGTCACCGCGGCGTTGGAGCAAGCGAGATGAGAAAGCCGCTCAGCGTCAACATTCACGATTCCCATCTCGGCATTTGGCAGGATGACGCACGTGATGAAAGTCTGCGCTCTGAAGTCTACGGGGAGTTGATCCGCCGCATGCGCACCCGTGGGTGGTCCATACGACGCGACCCTCGCATCCACCAGAATTTTCGGTGCTTGAGTCCAGGTCGCCGCCTTGGTGCGCGGGGAACGCTACGTTGCGAGATCGAGATAGCTGGCAGGACCGTGAAGGTCGAGTTCTGGTCGACCACTGCCGAACCGAAAAACCCTAACGGTCGCCGATACGATTTTAACAAATTGCAGCGCATGAAAAAGCTTGATCGCTTGCGCGTCGAACTTGAGTTTCGACGTATTATCGCATGGCTCGAAACAATCGCTCCCGTGAAGATCGAGCGCCGCGACGAGCAGTATCTAACGCCCTCACAACGCATCGCGAAGAGCTACGCTTCATCCTGGCACAAAAACAAGGATCTCGGGCGACCAGTTTGCGACAGTGACTATAACCGCAAATCGAAAGATGGCGCACTGCTTGAGCACGGGCAGACGGTGTGGCTGCCGGATCGCAAGGGCAGACTGATACGGGGTGTGGCGTACTTTAACGTCAACAACATGTGGTGGGTGATAGCAGGCGGCCAGCTGCATAACGAAGGCTCACACTCCCTATTCGCTATGAGGCCGATGAACATCCGCACCAAGCTAAATGACCGTGCGCGCCGCAATCGCCTTGAGGAAGAGTTGCGGCTCGCGGTCCAGCGAATGGACTTCCAAAGAGCGCATGTTCTTAAAACTATTATCTTTGGCACCGAGCAAACGTACATGATCTGGGCCAGGGACCATCAAGCCTACTATCGCTCCCAATACGCTGGCTATTCCTCAGACACCGCCGGCGCCGGACGATACACCCGCGCCGAGGCCGAGGCGGAGTGTCGACGTGCGCCAGATCAGCTTGAAATGATTTGCCCAGATGGGACGCGCATTGCCTTCGACAGGAGTGCAGCATGACTGACAACCGTGAGACACGGACCTACGGTGAACATATGCCACTTCATAGCCAGTGCGCGACCTATGACGGATTCCGATCCGTCCGCCTACTGAACGATGATATTGGCTTGGCTACAACAACATACTCTTACAAGCTGAGTTACGACGAAGTTCAGGAAGCCGCCGAACGCATAGCCTTGATGTGGAATTTACATCTTGGCGAAAGCGTTGAAGAACTGCGCCATCGTTACTTGGATGCCCCGCTGCATCAACCAAATGTGCTTGCCCTTGCGGTCACAGGCCAGACGGAAATCGAACCCGGTGTAACGGCTGCCGATTTAGGGGCTAACGCCGAACCAGAAGACGACGGCGATGCTTGCCCTGCTTGTGGCGGTGCCAGCCGCATGGGTCCGTTCTTCCCCGGCGGGCGATCAACGATCTGCGGCAACTGCACCAGCCCATCCCCGCAATCGAATGTGGAGGGAGCATCAGATGCTTAGCCGTCGCGCTTTTCTCATCGGCACGTCGGCGCTTGTCGCCGCACCAGCGCTGCCAACCATCGCCATGCCGGCTCCAATCGTCACAGCAGCACGCAGCGCCGCACCCATGTGGGCAGTTGGCACCCCGGGCGAATTCGACTGGCAGGCCATTCGCGCAGCCACTCCGGAGAAGGCATTCAAGATATGGATGCAGGAACAGGACTGGGATGCGGAAGACGAGATGGAATTTGATCCCGCATTTGTAACTCGAGTCGAGCAGTGGGATAGCCTGCGCAAGGTCAACCCGTCTAATTGGATCGAGGCAAACATGGGTCACTGCTGCGAGCGCTGCAGCTACGAAACTCACCGTGATGCCGGCGCACGTGTCGTTGCTGGGGAAGTCGTCTGCGAAGATTGCTTCACGTTTGCCGATCTCATGGCAGAAGGTAGAGAGGACGCAATCGACGAACTCACGAACAAGATCGCCGACGAAGGCGAGGACGAGGCACGCGAGAGCCTCGTATCTTCCGGTAATTGGGAACACGTACCCGCTGATCTCTGGCAAGCGGCTTTGGCGATTTGTCGGAATGATCCCGCCCTCACCACGGAGGGCCAGCCATGAACCTGCGCACCCTCAAGAAGCTTTGCAAGCGAGCTGCACCTTTGCTCCCCCTCTTGGGAGATGATCGCAAGCAATTTCGGGCCGAACCTTGGGAAAACTATCACCACGCCTTCATCGGCGACCGGAAGCACTGGGACAGAAGGAATGTCCGCGCGGGTCTTGAGCCTCGAAACGATTGGACCACACCGCGCGGAAAATCGATCGTTTACGTGACGAGGAAGGGGCACACCGTCCTTATTGAGCACCCATCTCACCCGAGGAAAGGCACGATCATGGTCGGGGCTGTCTCTGGCTATTACGAGCCGGAATGGGACGAGCAATGCGCATGGTCCGCTCTCGAAGATATCGTCTATGCGCATTTCCAAGACTGGGACGCTTCCGGCAACGATCTCATTCAAACCCGTTCATTCTCCAGCGTCGGCGATGTTTTCCGCGCAGCTCATGAGATCATTGCGGAAAGGGACGCAGCATGAACGCCTTCAGAATGGCTGAGCGAGGCGCCCCTGTGGAAACAATGTGGACAACGTTCCATGAGTAGAGCCCGCACTTACACAAAATCCGAAATTGCGGATGCTGCGTCAGCTGCAGCAGCGCACAACGTCCGGGTCATTATGCACCCGTCAGGCGAGATTGAGTTCGCCCCCAAGAGTTTCGCTGTTGTCGATCGTGAAGATGATGCTGGTGAGAAGGCTTGGAGGGACTGGGAAAATGGAAGGAAAGCTGGTGGGCGTGCACGAGGTTAAAGCCAAACTCGCTGATGGCTCGACGGTCACGTACTACTACGCCTGGCGCGGTAAAGGAGCGCCGCGGATGACTTCGAAACCCGGCACTAAAGCTTTCACTGCCGAGTTTATCCGGCTGACGAAGGACAGGGAAAAGTTCACCTATCAGGGAACGGTCGGATCTTTGATCGCCGACTTTCGAGCGACTGCGAAATACAAGAAGCTCGCGGTCACTACCCGGAAAGACTACGAGCGTATGTTCGGCGTGATCGAAAACAAGTTCCGGGATTTGCGGCTTGAGGCCGTAGAGGCCCGTGGAAGCCGGAAACGCTTTGTCGAGTGGCGAGACACCATGAAGGACGCTCCTCGCTCCGCCGACATGCATCTGGGGCTGCTGGCGCGCGTGTTCGCGTGGGCAAAGGATAACGAAATCATCCTTCGAAACCCTCTTGAGCGCGTCGAGCATCTTCACGAGGGCACCAGGCGCGATTGCGTCTGGACCATGGACCAGATCAATACCGTACTGACTAAAGCTGCGCCACATATCAGAAACGTGGCATGCATTGCCCTCTGGACGATGCAGAGGCAGGCTGACATCCTTACGATGCCCATGATCGCATTCGATGGACAACGCGTATCGATCAAGCAGGGGAAGACAGGCGCGCGCGTGCGCATTACAGCCGCCCCGGCAATCTTGCCGATACTGCAGGACGCCAAAGACAGCGGACGTCAGCGCGTGCTGGTGAACTCGTTTGGCCAGAACTGGACGGCAAGTGGCTTCAAGTCATCCTGGCGCAAAGAGATGGCGCGACTGAAGATCAAGGGTGTTACGTTCCACGACTTGCGAGGAACGGCTATTACCTACGCATACGCGCACCTGAACCGCTCGCATGAGGACAAGGTCCAGCTAATTGCGGAGATCTCTGGCCATTCTCGGGAGGAAGCTGAAGGAATTATTCGGCGTCATTATCTTGCCGGACAGGAGGTCATTGACGCCATTAGCAAGGGGACGCGTTAG